ATGAGTAAGACAAGATTTGTTGCGTTCGCAACACAGAAAGGCGGAATAGGAAAGTCCACCATCACGGCTCTTGTAGCCAACTACTTTCACAATGTCAAGGGTTACAATGTGGCGGTCATAGACTGTGACGAGCCACAATACAACCTTGCAGACCTGCGAGACGAGGAACTGGAACTCATCAAAAGCAGTGACTATTTCAAGGCGCAAGCCTGTGAGCATTTCAAAAAGCTGGGCAAGAAGTCCTTCAGCGTAACGAGAAGCAATGCTGTCAATGCGCTTGACGACGCAGAGACAGTGTTGAATGAAACAGAGGTTAAACTTGACTTCATCTTCTTTGACATGCCTGGGACTATCAAAAGTGAGGGCGTCATGAAGACATTGTCTCAGATGGATTACATCTTTGTACCCGTCAGCGCAGACCGCTTTGTTGTAGAAAGCGCAATGAGCTTCATGCAGTTGTTCCACGACAACTTTTTGACACAGGGCTGGTCGGTCACCAAGAAACTTGCTTTCTTTTGGACAATGGTTGACAAACGAGAACGAACGAGTTTGTATGATGTATATGAAGGTATGTTCAAGTCTCTCGACTATTCGGTTCTCAACACACGACTGCCAGACAGCAAACGTTTCAGAAGAGAGCTGTCGGAGAACAGAAAGGCAGTGTTCCGTTCCACCATCTTTCCATCAGACCCAAACCTGTTGCGAGGGAGTGGCATCAAGGAGTTGTCCGACGAGATTTGTGAAATCATAAAGACATGAGCCTATGGTAAGCAGAAAAATCAACACTGACGCAATAGATGAAAATCTGCTCATTGCCTCTATTGGCAAGAGCAAGATTGGCACGACAACGGCATCCATTCTTGACGGAGCTTCCCAATCCCAAGTGAAAGATACCGAAGAGAAAGAAGAGGTTGGCTGGAAGTCCCAATGCTCGCAGACCGATAAGTCGCCAATTTCACGCAAGCCTCTCAAGGCTTCTTCGGAAAGTTACGATTCGGCATTCTTCAAGCGAAACGAGATAAAGACTCGTCAATGCGTTTATATTAGCCGTGAGATACACAGGAGAATTTCAAGAATAGTCAGTGTGCTCGCAAAGCATGAGTTTACAGTCGGTGGTTACATCGACCTTATTCTTGAGAGACATCTTGAAGAGAACCAGGAAGAAATCAACGGCTTGCTGAGAAAAGAGATTGACGATTGGAATATGTAACAAAAAGGAACAAGCATGACAATGGAAACTATATTCTTGATAGTCTTGGCTGCATTCAATGTTTGGACTATCTATTTTTACAACAAGTTGCTCCTTGAAGTTGCGAACGGCAAGAAAAAGAAGAAAAAACCGCCTATCGACCCGATGGCACTTGTAGGCAAAAGTCTTTTCAAAGTGTCCCAACTGCGGAAGAAAGAAGAAACGGAACAAAAACAAACCGAATCCATGTCCGTATCGGATAATGACGTGACATTTGACGATTCTCCAAAGAGTACGGCACGGATTTCTGACGAACAGCTTGATGACGTGTTTACGAATGTTCGCATAGAAGATATTGGTGTAAAATATTCTAACAATGAGGAAGATGCCGATGTGCCACAAGCCAAAGGGTCAAGTTTTGAGGACATTGACGCAGCTGTGAATACCGTCAAGGAACCGAAAGCAACGGACAAGGAGAAAAGACATGCAGGCAAGGTTTTCCATGAGATGGATGGCAACCAATTCTATGAGAAATTCATGGAGAACAGCGAGGAGTGCAAGAAGAACATCCATGATTACGTCACCTTCTACTTGCAAACTCACAAGATTGTAGAGATTTCCAAGCCAAAGAAAGAGTTTAAGGTGCCAGACAGTATAGAGGACTTCAATATCCTCGACTTTGTATAACAATTTAATAAGGAGAATTATGGAAAGAACAGAAGAGAACAATGCAACAAAGGATAGATTTGCACATGTGTGCAAAACATTCTCGGAAATGGACAGCGAAAAGCTACAAGCTGAAATCGCAGAACGCTCAAAGATTATTAAGCGCAAAATAGATGCGTTGATGGAATTGCATATGTCAGGTATCTGACAAAAACTGTTGAAGTCGGATTTTCAATAGTCAACAAGTATTTCAATAGCAGAGAATTTGTATAACTATAATCCGCAAAACGAAATGTTCGTGCCATTCAGAACGAAGCGTTCTATTTCGTAAAACGAAACGTACATAAGTGTCTCTTTATTTTTCTCTAAAAAAATGACCGGCTTCGCCGGTATACCAATATTAGAACGGCATTGGAATAGTCCTCCAACGTCGTTCTTTCACTTTATCGCTTCGCTCCTGACTTACGTTTACGCTTTCTCGCTGATCGACTTATACACAGCAACGCTCTGCGCTTTCACTATTCGACCGCGGAAAGCCAGACGCGAACCGACATTCGTGCTCGAAGCCGAAGCACCGTAACCCGCACTTGAGTTCGATACACCGCCAGCCGCATACGCGTAGTGGTTTCCGCCAACTCATCGTCTGCTCCGTTCCACGCATAGATTACGGAACCAAACAGGTAGAGCTTGTTCTTGCGTATCTCCTTTCTATTCTCGGTGAGGTAAAGGTCTGCATTCTTCCTGTTATTGTAATACTTATTTCAGTTTTTACCTGCGAAGATTTTTTCCGTAACATAGTACACGCCCGTTACTTCCTGAACACTGAGTTTCTCAATGGTCGCATCGGTAAGAATCCAGTCAAAGCGCGACGTCGCACCATTCAGAGCTTGTACAACCACGCCTTCAAACTGTTCGATGACCCACTGTACCGAAGTCATGACCTGTTCGAGTTCCCCTGTAACCCTGCCCGTTGCCTGCGCTGCCTCCTGTGCTTTTGTCGCGGCATTGGCGGCTGCCTGTGCCGCCTTTTCCGCTACCGTGTTTGCCGCTTGCTTGGCTGCCAGAGCTTACGCTGCTGCATCTGTAGCCAGCTCGCCCAGCAGACTGATCGGAGCCGTTACCAGTTCTTCGCCACGCATTGCAGGGAGTGTCTTTACACCATCGAGGCTTGATACCTCCTGCAGTTCATTTACTCCTTGACTCTCACTCTTTATCTGAGAAATAATATCCAGCTTCAGATCCTGTTTTTCTTGTTCTGTCAGTGCCATATCGTTATGATTTATATTGGTTGAACTTTTTTCTTGTCTTCAGATAGTCCGGCTCCGCCTCGTGGGCGTAGGCCTCACACTCAAAACTTATATGCCAGTAGGCCTCGTGCCGTTTCCTGTATTTCGGCAGCAGCCACAGCCATTCCAACACATACAGCAGGTAGAACGGCACATACAGCAGCTCGCGCATCTGTGCCGTGTGGATAGCCTCGTGGTTCAGGTCGGTGCCCGTCATACGGCATTCCTTCCTGACCAGTACCATACCAAAAAGATTGATGCCCTTGAACCCCTTAGGAGGCAGCAGCTGGTTGTAAATCACTTTCATACTTATATAGTTTTATTCTCCAGTAAATAGTCCCTCAATGGCATACCATGCCCCGCCGATAGCCTTGAACTTTGACAGATAGCCTTCCATTATTCTCACTGAATTTCCTATAAAATCAGTAAAATCAACTCCAGTTTTCTCGTAGTAGATGGCCTGATTCTCGTCCTTGAAAGAATGGAAACCTAAGTTCTGCTTGACATATAGATGCTCCTCTGTGTTTTGACATAAAATATATACGGAACTCCCGTCGAAAAAATATCTTCCGTCAGGTCTCTTTACTCTCACGAATACCTCTATTTCTATACCGTCATACAAATCTGCACTTGGTAGTTTGAGAAAACTATTAGGGAGAGGTAAGGAGGTCGGTTGGTTGAGATTAAAGAAGTAGCAGATAGACGGCTCTGTTTCTGGATTTATGCTATAGGTCTGCGGATCTGTGATAATTCTTGTCTTACCATAATACAGATTCGATTTAACAGTGCCTTTGAATTTCCCGTTTCTGGCCTCGATACTTCCGTCGGGAAGTATCTTGAAATTGCCATTCGCTGTTACCAGTCCCTCTAATTTGATGTTGTCGGCGAGCAGCTTGATGACCGTATGCGTATTTCCTTCCGCATCGGCTTCCTCCACAGCCACACCGATAAGGGCAGATTGCCCGTCGGGACCCTGCGCATAGATACCGCTGCCATCAGCCTTTACCATGATGCCACTATCGGCAAGCACACGACCGTACTTATCGAAGTTCTGTGCTGCTATTTTTACGAGTTTCTCGCTTTGATCGAACAGTGTCCTGTACTTGTAGACCAGGTTTTCTATCTTGTCCGTGCTCAAAATGAGCATATAGAGGTAAATTTCCCCCGTGAAGCTCAGATAGAAGTTGCCCGTGCCGTTCCACTGCCCGTAGTAGGAAAACTGCTTGTAGCTCTTCGTCGGCGTAAGCACTTCCTCCACCATCACTGGATTGAAGACTTCAAAGCCGGTCATATCCACGTCTTCGAACCATACCTTCAGCGTGCCTTCTTCCGCACAGCGGTATAAGAAAGTAAGGCGTACACACATGGCTTCCTTCCTGCCATCGGCGTTTGTCCTCATCGGGGGTGCGCTCTTCATGTCGCTGCTCCTCTGCGTGATATAACTGTCTTTTATATGCATTACCACACGACCGTCGTCCTTCGTAACGTTCGCTTTGGTGCTTTTCTTACCCCTTATATTGTCACCCCAATACAATAACGGATCGATGGCTGTGGACCACTTGCTCATGCCCTCATCAAAACTGGGATTGCTCAAATATCCCTTATCACTGGCAAAGTCCTTACGGAGCGCGGACACACTGCTCGCTATCTTGCCCTCTATTATCTCGAATTTTGTCTTGATGTTCTCGCCCGTAGCGAGTAGGAATGTACCGCGCAGGTAGGCGTTGTCGCTGTAAAGGCCGTTTCCGTGAGGCTGCTGGTCTGCTGGGAACCGGTCATCATTGATACCGTCAAGGTTTCCAAGACGTCCGCGGAGGCAGTCCTTGAAGTTCTTAGCCTTCACGCCATCCATTACATCAACTCTCGGCTGACCGTCCTCGATAGCTGATATGAGCATGACGCTCTGCCGTTTCCTGTTTTCGGTATTGCCCATCTGCACGACCTCGTCGCTCACTTCCGGAAGTGTGCCCGCAAACTCCCCCTTGAAAACTTTCACGCCCTTGGTGTCCGCTTCGGCCACCTCTACCCAATAATGCTTCATCTGCCCGCCGCTAAAGGTCTGGCAGCACATCAGATCGTGCACCTCGAAGGTATTGTCCTGTTCGAACTCTATGTAATAGGAATCCTCCCGCTCGCTGACTGCCTTTATCTTGCCGTTGGCTGCACTCACGCAAATCATACCGCCCACGCTGCGCATCTTCTCAATGAGTAGCTCCATTACCGTCATTGTCTTCCGTACCGTCAGTTTGTCAAGGCAAAGATAGGTAATCCCATTCTCGTCCCTCCATAGCTTGAAACCCTCGCCCAGCTGTCCGTCCACGAATGTTCCGGCACTGCGTATACAGTCCGTTTCCATAGAGGCGAACTGCACATGGTCACCTGTACGTACAGGCTGATCCATATAGTCATCAAACTGCTGGTTGTCCCACCGGTCGGAGTCATCTGCCATTTTTGCGCGGTCAGCTTCCTTGCCATCGTTGCTTCGTCCGCTTTCCTGGCATGGTCCGCTTCTTTGGCGTGGTCTGCCTCCTTTGCCTCTTCCGCAATGTCGGCTTTGACAGCGTGCGCTGCCTCCTTCACTGCCATTTCTCCGTAGGCAGTGCCGCCCGTCTTGATAGCCGAGGTCGTTCCCTCGTTTTTCGGCTTTCTGATTATTTTGACGTCTATCATCGCTCTATCTCCTTTAATGTCATTTCTGCCTCGCCCGTTTCAAGGTTACGGCTTATGCCTTGCACAAAGAATGTCCTGTCCATAGCAGGGTGTCTGTAATGGGCGAACATATCCACGATGCCGCCATCAGTGTCTTGCAATTTCTGAACCATCTGTATGCGTGGCTCGTGATATTCTTTATAGTAACTGTCCACATAGAACTGCTCTGGCTTCCCTGTTTTTTGGCGTATGTAGTCGTACACCGACAGCACACCGTCCTCCGTTTCCGTATTCAGTGGCGTACTCATCTTTACGCTGTCAGTAACACCCAATGAGCGGCTCTCCTTCGAGGTTAATGCGGAGTTTATTCTGAACTCCACATCGTCTTTTCGGTTCACAAACCGCTCTTTCGTGTCGCTCATATATATAATGTTATTGTCCCCTGTGCCCCATACCAATGCGTTGTCGCTGTACACTTTTACCTCGAACGACTCCACGAAAATGCTGCTCACATGCGCAAGCAGCGGGATAGTGCTGCTGCCCCATTTCGTATGACGGAAGAATGTTGGGTGCCGGCGTGTTATCACGTCCCATGTAGAGTTTACCGGTCCTAAAATCATAAACCTGACCTGACCGTTTACCCTGTCCTTCTTCCTGATGGGGATAGCTATTCCCTCCGCATCAATACCAAGCTCACAGCTGATATTATTCTGCAGGTCAAATTTAGTACCTATAAGTTTGTCGCCAATCTTCGGATCAAAGCCTATTGTAAAACACTGCTGGTAATATTCGTCCTCGTTTGCACATTTATCCAAAGGCTTGTATTTTCTCCATTCAAAGTCGCTCGGCTGTCCGGCAGTCCCTTTCTCCACCACACACTTATCCCCGATTATCAGCATACATGCCAGCACGCCCACCTTCGATATTTTGTCGCTTCTGTCGCCGATGGCACTGAATTCAAACTCATACTCTTCTGGTCCCGTATCCGTGAAGGGAACCAGTCCGTGCAAAGTGGCTTCGTCCCACCGTACCTCATCGTGTGGTGTCTCAGCCTTCCACCATTGCTGCGTGTAGTACCTGCCATCGCCATTGTCCCTGCTTGGCACTGTCTTATGCCACCAATGATAGATAGGAGGTCTCAAAGATGGATTATAGTCAGGCGTATTCTCGTAGTTGTATATAGCCTTGAAAGTATCCGTTACCTTCATTATCGGGTTTAGCAATATCTTTCCACTCAGCACGATATAGTTTGTTGTTTCCTCGTCAGAAGGGGAGAATACGCCACCGGTTGTATTACCATTGTATACCGCACATGGTATGCCCTCCTTCAATGTTGCCTCGTTCGGGTACACCTTGCTCTCGTCGTCCTCGCCATTGCCGTTCACGCTCACGACGAGGTAGTTTGTCATTGACACCTTCGGCATGGGCGAGTTGTCAGCACCCGCACTTTTCCGTTCCACCTTGCCTAAGGCCACTATGGCAGCTCCTGGCTCCTTTGCCAACAAATTGGGCAATGCCTGCTGGTTTTTCTTATCCATGCAGAGTTCAGCCACCAAGTCCCCTTTCCCCTTACGTGGAAAAGTCCATTGGGAGTTATTCATAACCTGCAAGAACCAGTCTGTAATCTTCGCACTGCCATAATCCGTCGGGTTACCATGCGTGATGGCATCAAAGGCCTCGAGTGCAGAGTCCCCCTCACCGTCCGAGCTATATTCTGTCATATATTTCTGCTTATTGCTGAAAGGACTCTTCAATAGGTCGTTATCCAGTGGGCTTTCGATAACGCTCTCTACGCTCTCTATCTTGCATGTCAGCAATATCTGGTTATATACCTCACCCACGCTGATTTTCGTATCTGTCCCTGTAACATTCCTCGTGGCGATGTCCACGACTTGGCGGTTCATCGACATACATTCGCCACTGACGATGTCGCCCCAGTATATGCTCTCGTTCCCCTTCACGCTCTCCCATGAGAATATGTAGAAGGTAAAACCCTCTTGGACGATATGCAGGTTCAGGTACTTCAGTATCTCCTCCAACACTTCGTCCTGTTGCCACACCTCGTCCTCGTCAGAGCCAAGCAGCAGCAGCTCACTGATAGATAGCTGCCCCAATATAGCGTGTCGGTTCTCCGTCAGGCTGTCCACGGCTTTGCTACCATCATAAAGGTAGCGCAGGGTATGCCCTCCCTTTATGTCAAGCCCCGTGGTGATGTCTCCCATTATCTCCTTGATGATGTCAAGCATTGTCCGCTGCCTTGCCGATAATTTCACCACGCCGTACAGCACGCCAGGCGCCCCGATATTGCCGTACTTGGCATATTGCAGTGCGGTCAGCACGTCGATGCAGCTCAGCTCTATCTCATCCATTTCTTCGTTGTAACCCTGTGAATAGGTCTGTGGTTCCACGAAACCAGCAAACAGACATTTCCCCTCACGATAGATATTCACCACAGCATCCCTGCATGAGGCACAGAAGAAGTCTGGCACGAAGTTTTTTGTCAGCAGTCGCACACTCGCCTGATGCCGCAGCAGAACGTCAAAGGTGTCGCTTACCTCGCTTGTGATGTCCACGGGGTCATCAGTCCAGCTGATACCGCTTCCCTTAGCACCTATCTCCACCTCTTTCGTTCGGTCGCCCTGCGTAAGGATATGAACTTCCATACGCTCGTTTTTCTCGCTATAGAAATGTCCGTGTATATACATGTTTGTTATATTCTTATGTTTGTCTTTCTCCTGTTGATACGTGTCTCGTTGGCAAGGGCTATGACGATGTCGCGTCCTTTAAGCCTTGCCTCAAGCCTGCCGCTGAAACCGCCGCCTGTATCGCCTATCAAAGATTTTAGCTTGTCGAGCGGAGCTATTACCTCAGGGTTGGAGCTTGCTCCGCCATATTCTCCCATAAGGGCAAGTGTCGGTCCATACACCAGACCTCCGTTGGCAAAAGGCGTGACGGCCACAGTACCCACAATTCCCTCCATCGCGGCGATAAAGCCGGCTGCGATACCTGCACCTGCAAATGGTATATAGGCGTGAGCTGCCATAAACTCAGAAGCGGCAAGCTCCCTGTATGCCATAGCCTGCACTTTGACTGCGACAGTGGAAGCGGTGGCTGCTGTAACTTCTTCAGGAGTAGCGGCAACCTTGGCAGCCGTCGCAGTAGTCGTCGCCACACCACTGGCAGTCACGACGGCATTAGATGTTGCTGTTGCCGTTGTCAGCGCATTGATAATCGCTATAATGCAGTTTATACCTTGATAAATCTCTATAGCTGCGTCCACCACACTGATAATGGTTTCCCAAGCACCTCGATTGCCTTGAAGCGCATCTGTCAGTGAAGAGATACCGCCACCTATACCTTTAAGAGAACTCCACGATTTTTCCACCGTTACATTGCTCTTCTGAAGGATCTTCTGGTAGTTCTTATAGCTCCCCACAAGTTTGTTCACTTCGGCACGCTGACTTTCGTCCATCGGGTTCTTCGTGTCTTGGAGCATATCCTGCAACTCTTTGATGCGTTTCTTTAGTCCATCTAAGCCTATTGCCCGCACCTCCAGCGTAAGCTCCCTACCGTTCATTCCGTCAAGCTTGCCTACCTCCTCCTGCATTTCTGGAATACGTGTGAGTTGTTTCATAGCATTGCGCTTCTTCTCCAATGCCATAATGGTGCGCTCTATTTCCGATATTTCCGAAGCGCTTGCCTTCTTCTGCTTTGACTGATAGTAGCTGATGGCGTTGTCCAGCTCCTCTATGCTGTCCAGCCTTGAAATGTCCTCAGGCTTTTTCAGCTCCTCCAGCGCATCGTCCCACTTCTTACGTAGGTCATTCAGTGCATTGATCTGCTTCTGTATTTCGATGCGTTCCTCCGCTGTGGCGGTTTTAAGCAAATCCGAGTAGTACTGTGTTTCCTCCTCCAGCTGCTTGTATGTCCTTATCTTATCTATGCCGACATCTATGTGCGCATTGCGTTCAAATGCCGTTTTAAGGTCATTCAAACGCCGTATCTCCTTATCTATTCCGGCAAGCTCCGACTTTGTGGCTCGTTCCCTAAGCCCCTGCTGGTAGTTTATCTCGTTGTTAATGTCCTCAAGAGTTTTCATCTCCGTAGGGCGTGCAGCCTTTTCCTGAATACGGCTGATGGCGTCCTGCTGCTTCTGAAGCAGGGCTATCTTCTGTGCGTAAAGGGAGATGGTTTTGGTTTCAGTTCCCTTTGTACTTTCGAGCTTGCTCTGGTAATACTGGATATTGTTGCCAAGCTCTTTGTAACTCGTGGCGTTGGCTATGAGTTTCTTGCCGTCATATAGGTCGGTGTCTTTCTTAATCTTCTTTTTGTTTTTTTCTTTTTCGTAGCTATCGCTAAAATGTGAATTTATCTTGCTCCTCTTTTTGTCTTTATCTTTTTTGTCGCTATCGCTGATTGGGGAATTGAACTCCTTATTTCCTTTGAGTGCAGCCTTTGCGTTTGCGGTCTTTGCCTTTGTGTTCTCTTTCAGTGCCTTGGTATGCTTTTCTATTTCTGCTGTCTGTTGAGCCGGGCCGCTGTCATCTATGCCAAAAAATTTCTTTACCCATTCCCACGCCTCCTTAATGACGGCGCTTGCCTTCTCAAAGGCTTTTACAAGGAAATCCCACACGGCGGACGCCAAGTCCTTCACCACAGCCCATACTTGGTCGCAGATATTACGGAAAGTCTCGCTGTTGTTATAGGCTGCCACCAATATGGCTACAAGCCCGGCTATCGCCATAATGACGATACCTATGGGGTTGGCACTCAGCACGAAGTTCAGTGCTATCTGTGCTATCTTCCAGGCATTGGAAGCTATTACGGCTATCTTTGAGGCTGCCGCCTGAGCGAGCGTTGCTATCTTAACAGCCCTCAATCCTGCCACGACGGTCACCAACCCGTTTTTCAGTTGCGCCATGCTCATCATGGCAAGTCCTGTATTAGCTATCATTTCTATATAAGGAGCGGAAGTGCTGGCCAAAGAGCCCGCCCAGTCGAGCATGGACTGTACTTGGTTCTTCAGCATTTGCCCTACACTGTCCCCTGTACTTGACATCTCGTTGAAGGCTTCGTCTATCGTACCAGCAGACTCGGCCATTGCTCCTATGTTTTCCGAGAACTTGTCCTTTTGCTCCCCTGTCAGCGAGCCGAGCAGTCGCAATGCCTCCGCACTGCCGAACAGCTGCCCATAGATGTTTTCACTAAGCTGCCCCGTCTTGGCTGAATATTCCTTAATGCTTGCGTCCAGTCCTAAAAGGAAGTTTTCAAGTCCTCCTGCTGCCTGTACGCTTGCCGCATTGAAGCCTATGCCCATAGCCTCTGCTGCCTTTGTCGCCTCTGCGGACGGTTTAATGAGCGCATTCAGAACGGCAGACAGCTGGGTAGAGACCTCTGCCGTATTACCGGTAACGCCAGTCGTGGTTGCGAAGACTGCCATAAGCTCGTCCATAGACACTCCCAGCTGGGAGGCGCTTCCACTGACACGGGGCAGAGCCTGACCAAGTTGCTCAAAGCTCGTTACACCGTTTTTGGCGGTCATCTGTATCTTATCCTGAATAGCCCCAGCCTGATCCCAGCTCAGTCCATAGTTCTTGATAAGGGTCGAGGTTACGGTTACGGTCTGACCCAAATCCGCAAGTCCGCCGACAGCTGCCTTGCTCGACTGCTCCAAAAAACTTATCCAGTTGTCCTCGGGTACACCGTTCGATATAGTCTGGTATAGCCCAGTAGCGAGTTCCTCACGTGCTAATGGTATATTCTTGCTCAAGCCGACAATCTTATCAGAGAGCGCATCAAAGTCCTCTCCGCTTTTGCCCGCCATCGTGTTAGCACTGCGCATAGCCGTTTCAAAGCTGTTAAAAGGAGCTGCCAAACCACCTACCATATCACGGAGAGTTTCTATAGACCGCATTGCGCCCTCGAACACCATGCTCTTTGCCGCCATTTCCTTCAGCTGAGAGCCTGTGTTGCGTGCAGTATCGCCTACCTGCGCCAAAGCGTCTTCCAGCCCGGTAGCCTCTACGGTCAGGTTTTTCAAAACATTGCCGTCAACACCTTTTATCTTAATTTGAAATTCTACTACCTTTGCCATCTTGGTTGTGCTATTTTAGTCCGTTACGCCGTTTCGCTTCCTCGAAACGCCTGTTAAATTCTTCCTTACTGATTTCCTCCCTCTTGACACTGCTGTCTTCCTCGTCCCACGGTAGGGGGAGAACGTCATGTGCCGTCAATTTACTTTTTACGTATGGCTGGATAAAGAACATTGCCAACACCCTTGCCCGTTCCCATTCAGAGCGTTCCCTGTCCTTATGTTGCTGTCCCCACCTGTTCCATACTTCGTAAAACTCAAAAGGGGTACACCGTTCAAAGTCATCTCTACCCATCCCGATGCACCCCAAGGCTATTCCCAGCAATTCGTCAATGCTTACTTGCCTGCCACCGGGTTCTCCGTTTTTTTTTGTGAGGCGGCAGCCATATCCTCGTAGAAGGAATTGACACTCCCTGGCTCCAATGAGTCGGCAAACATCTCAAAGTCCATCTCGAAGTCCACTTTGTCCGCATGGCACGCACTCTTCACGCAGCAGAAGATGAAGAGTACCAGTTCCGATATATCGGTCTGCTTCAGTTCACTCACGTCCTTTCCTGCTTCATTCTTGAAGCGTACCATTGCTCCCATAGTTACACGGCAGGGATATTCCTTGCCGGCAATCTTCAGCTTGTTAAGTTTCTTTTCGTTCATTATAACTGCTCATTATGTTCCGAATTTTTCTTAATTTCACCTGACAGCCCAGCATCGACCTTTGTTACCGCACCGCAGTTTTGCAAGGTGATGGAATATTTCGCATCGTCGCCAGCTTGACCGTCAAGGTCCAATGACGTGATGAGATACTTGCCCTTATATCCTCCGCTGGCTTTTCCTGTACGTTTATCACCGTCACGGAGATTGTATGCACTATCAACAGGCTCACCCTTGAGCATTGCATCTTTCAGTTGGTCATAACTTGGAACGTCTTTTGTTCCGTCCGTAAGTACCACACCATCGGCGGTGATCTGTTCTGAGAAACTCTTTATGTAGCTCTCTTTCCATTTACCGCCTGAAGCCTCCTTGGTTACACGCTCTCCCGTTTCGGCAGAGGTAGATACCTTACAGCCTGTTGAGAAACCGAGTGCATTCCCACCGATAGATAGGATGAGGTCAGTTCCGTCTAAAACACTTTTTGCCATATCTTTCTTGTTAACAGGGTTAATACTATGCCGGTCGCCACCCCGACGATAAAAGCGATGATTATCATTTTAAGGCTGGGCGAGACACGCTCTTTTGTCGTTTCCTTCAATTCGCTGTTCAAACTCTTTGCCTCACTCAGCTGCCGTTTCAGCGTGATGATGCGCTTTGAGTAACTTGCCACTACCAGCTCCAGAGAGTCGCATTGTGCCTCAATGATGATTTGCTCAGGCTCATTCGCCGTTGCTGTTTTTCTTTGAAGCCTCACAGCTGCCTGTTTTTCCCTTGCCGTGTACACTGCTCCTGGTGGCAGCTGCCTGATGCTCTCGAGTGTCAGCTTGAGACCCACCCTTGACATGGGCACTCTCACTGGCTTCTGCCATGTTTGCGTGATCGTCGCCGTGAGGCTGTCCCTTTGCTGCCTGATGCTTTCCTCGTGCAGGCTTTGGCATGTTATTGTCTTGGTCGAGCGACAGCTCCACGCTGACAGGACAAGTAGTGCGATGAGGGCATATCTGAATAGCTTCGATAGCCCTTGAGAGGCGGTTAAGCGCTCGTCGCATCTTGTCGCCATCGGTGCGAAGATTCTCAATTTTGTCATAATTTGTTTCGTTTTGCTGCTGCAAACTGATGAGCTCACGACTCACCATGTCGTACATCAGCTTGTAAGTATCCTCTATCTTTTTTTTCTCCTCGACGGTTCTGAGCCGTCGGTTTGCAATCCAGGCAATGGCGGCTCCGATACCGCCCGATGGGATTGCCCATTGTAGAATTTGAAATATCGTGTCTCCCATTGCTCTGTGTTATAAATGCTTATTAAACGTTTGCCGTATGCCTATCTCACCAAGCCATGACGCCACATCGAACGCTGGACATGCCTTGCCAGGGTTCAGGTCGTGGTGCCCCACGATGCGTATCTGTGGAAACCTGCTATGAAACTCGAGAACGTAACGCTTCAGTGCCTCACGCTGGGCTGCCGTACGCGTGTCCTTGGGCTTCATGGCTTTGTCGCAGCCCCCCACATACACGATGTGTCGGCTCACACTGTTGTAACCTGCCGCACCGTTCGTCACCTCCCAAGCATCCACCTGTGCGTCTTCGTTGTTCCTCACCAGTCGCTCCACACGACCGTCAAGGTGGAAGATGTCGGTATAGCCCACCTGTTTCCAGCCACGCCCAGCTGGCGGGGGAGAGGTATGCCAGCGGCGTATGTCCGCCGAGCTCACCTCACGCCCCTCAGGGGTTGCCGTGCAATGGATGACGAGATATTTCATAGGCTTGCTCATCATGCGTTTTCCTTATAGCCGCTTGCCATCACTACGCCTGCGTCTTCCTTTTTAGGCATACAGATAAAGTAATGGCGGAAGTTTATCTTGTTGCGCTGGTATTCTGGGTCGGTCGAAGCCTCGCTGTAATACATCTTTGTCGAGCCTGTAGCCTTAAACACGCGTGGAGTGTAGAAGGCGAACGAACACTGAAACTCGCCCTTCTCGGCGTTTGCGCCAAGTGCTTTCTTCACGCCAGCCTGCGTATAGAGCGGCGTGTTGGCATACTCATAGATGTCAAAGCCGTAGAGCTTGCCCACCTTACCTGTGTTGCGGTCGATGTTGTACTGCTCACGGAAGTTCTGGGAGGCGAGCAGCAGGTCGTTCACATGGTCAGGACAAAGCACGAGGCGGCGGTTGTCCGAAGGCACCTTCATCTTATCCAGCGCACGCTTCATCTCCACAAGGTCATTAGGGCTTAGGCGCTGTCGGCCCGTTTCAGCATCGCGCTCACCAGTAGTTCTCAGCACGGGAGTCTTGGCGCTGTTCTTCTGAGCGCACAAAGCATGGGCAGCTTTGGCGAATTTACTGTCGCTGATGGCATTGCCGTGGCTTTCCTTCACCCGTGCCATCTTGTCGTAGCTCACCGCATAGAGTTCGTCGTCCGTGATAGGAGTAACCTTCGTCTGGAACTTATCCAGCTTCACGGCAATATCCTTATCATCTAATGCCTGAAGTGGTATGGGATAGGTGGTGTTGTTCACAAGCACGTCAGGGTCCACACCTACGTCTACGAGGTGGATCACGTCATTATTCACTATAGAGCTCTGGTCAGGCATTCCGTCCAGCCATGACCCCTCAAGGCCGCTGCGCAAAGCCTTAACAAGCTCGCCCGTCCATATCTCTGTAAATACTCCAGCGCGGAGTGCGCCTTTTGGCATAGCAGCCACCATAGCAGCCACCAGGTTGAGGGTCAATGCACCCACCATGGCAGGCAAGCCAAGCATTTTAGCAATGACGGCACCTACTATCGCATTGAATAGTAGTGCGAGAACTGTTTTCATGAGTTTGTTCATTTTCTATTCTATTTTTAAGGGTTATACTTTTTATATTTCGCACTCGATGCCGTACTCCGCCTTGTATAGGCGTTTATATTCCTCAGGGTTCTTCGAGCGCAAGGTGGCAATTTGCTCAGCTGGCACATCACTCAGTTTTGTGAGCTTCTTCTCATCAGTAGGAGTGCCGCCCTGATGTCCCAATACGGAAGACAGCTTCACCGCTGGGTGCATCGCCTTCAAGGTCTTCTCCAGTTCCTTCGTACCTATCTTCTTGCCCAGTTCCACAAACTGGTCCTTATCCTTCTCCTCAAGGCGTTTGTCCGCAATGGCATGCGTTACAAGATTAGTAATACTTTCCAAAGTCAGTTTGTCCTTCTCCTTCATCAAAGAAGCGTTCTGTTCCTTAACTGCGTTCAGCTCTGTTAGCTTTGCAGAAATCTCTGCCTCCGTTGCCGTTTCTGGCAGCCCTAATTGTAGGGCAATGGTCTTGTTGTCCATTTCTTCTGTCTTTTTTTGTTTGTTATTATTGTTCAAAAGCGGCAGGTCGCAGTCGCCGTCCCTGCCGAGGGTTATCTGCTTTCCGTCTTTATGAAGCACTATCGCATCGTCGTTCGCACCAACATCGGCAACGCTTACCTCAAATAGCTTGCTCTTGGTGATGGTGGGACGTGTCTGCCCCTGTACAAGCACGCTCGCATCCTCGCTCGTTTCCAATATATCCAGACCGGCACTCACCATTCTTAGGCTACCGAACTCAAACTGCTTCTTGCAGCGTTGGCTAAGCTCCGAGGCACAGTCGAACATCAGCTCACCGGTTACCTCATTGTTCTCCACCTTCAAGTCCTTCACATAACCCACCACATTGCCGCGCTCGTGCATATAGAGCAGTACGGGGTTACGGTTATACTGCGACACGTCCATGCCGCTCGTTAGCACTCTGAACCCGTAGCTGTTCAGGCTGTCATTTGATATTCTTACTCGCTTTCCCATTTGCGTTTAATATTCTATTTTCAAGTGCAATTGTCGTGCAAGCGAGAGCAGAGTGGAATTTGTTCCTACTATGCCGAGCGCAGCCGATAATCGTATTTTTCAAGTGCAATATTACAGCATAAATCATTGACTACCAAAAAAGTATGCACCCACCACACGCTTCTGCGAAGCGGCTGCGGCTTTTTTTTGAAACCTCAATAAAATAAGGCAATTTTGCAGTGAAAACGAAACTCCTAAGCAGGCGTTTTCAAACGTCTGCTATTGTAAAAACTATTGCAAACAGATTTATGACAAAAGCAGAAACAGAAAAGAAAAAATCCCTTGCACGCTCTCTCTACCTTGCAGGAATGGAGCAGAACGAGATAGCGGAGAAAGTTGAGGTCTCAAGGGTTACCATATCCAAATGGTGCAATGCGGAAGGCTGGAAAGAGGCACGTGCAGCAAAGAACGTAACACGACCCGAGCTGGTAAACAAACTGCTGCTCACCATTGACAAGCTCATTACCGAGGTAAACCAGTCGGAAGACCCCTCGCTCATAGCAGGGCTGGGCGACAAACTCGCCAAGCTCTCCTCCGTCATCGAAAAGCTCGACAAGAAAGCCAATGTCGTAGATGCCATAGAGGTTTTCATGGCTTTTTCTAAGTGGCTGGAGTACCGTGCCACCATCGACCCCTCCGTAACACCGGAGCTCATCAAGACCATCAACAAGTTTCAGGATATGTACCTCACCGAACAGATGGGGATCAAATAATATGCAAATGAGAGCAAAGACAAAACATGTTTTGGCTGTGCCGAGTGCAGCCATTATTCATGGCGAAGTTAAAGTAGAAGGCGTATGATGGCAGCAGCAGAAAAGAAAATGGCTTTCCAGCAGTGGAAGGAGCATTGCAAGCGCATTCAGTCCATTACCGACACCACGGCACTTGCCTTCGAGACACCTGCCCAAAAAGACAGGCGCAAGGAAAGACTGCTCACCAACTATGCCGCCTTCTGTGAGTACTACTTTCCACATTTTCTCACATTGAGGGACAAGACAACAGGAGAGGTTATCCGTACGGTACACAATGCGCCGTTCCACAATCAGGCTGCACGCAAGGTCATGGATACGCCTAACCTCAAGGCGGTCTTCATGTGGCCCAGAGGACACGCCAAATCCACCCATTTCGACATCTTCATGCCGCTGTGGCTGATGCTCCGCCCAAAACGGCTCATCAATTTCATGGTCGTTGTAGGCAAGTCGCAGGACAGCGCCAACCGACTCCTCGGAGATATTCAGGCAGAGCTGGAATATAATCAGCGCATCATCGCCGACTTCGGGCAGCAGAAGAACCTCGGGCTGTGGACGGCGGGGGAGTTCAAGACCGCCTCTGGTGTGAAATTCCTTGCTGTAGGACGTGGGCAGTCGCCACGTGGACTGCGTGAGCGTGAGGCACGCCCAGACTATATCGTCATCGATGACCTTGACGATGACGAGCTCTGCCGTAACGAGAAGCGTGTACACGACCTCACAGACTGGGTCAAGGAGGCTCTCTTCGGTGCGCTCGACGTGGGGCGAGGACGTTTCCTTATGGTGGGCAACCTCATATCAAAGACCTCCGTACTGGCAAACATCGCAGCCACGCCTGGCGTGTTCGTATCAAAGGTTCAGGCCATAGATAAGAACGGGGAGCCCGTATGGAAGGAGAAATGGAACAAGGAAGACGCGCAGGAGTACCGCAGCTTCGTGGGCTACCGCGCATGGGAGAAGGAGATGATGCACAATCCCATCGTAGACGGCACCATCTTCCGGGCAGACTGGATAAGATACAAGCCCATGCCGTCGCTCCGCAAGTATGATATGCTGGTGTGCTACACCGACCCGTCTTTCAAATCAACCACTGCCAACGACTACAAGGCTTCACGTCTGTGGGGAAAGATCGGAAACGAACTGCATCTCATAGACTGTTATGTACGGCAGGACACGGTCGGAGGTATGGTACGGTGGCTCTATGACCTCTACGAGCGTACGAGGGACAAAGCAGCCATACGCTTCTTCATGGAGGCGAACTTCATGCAGGACGTCATTCTGGACGAGTTCGCCCTGGAGGGGAACCTGCGTGGATACCAGCTCCCTATCATGCCCGACAAGCGCAAGAAGCCCGACAAGATACAGCGTATCGAGGCGGTCAGCCCACTGTGGGAACGTGGCTACGTTTACTACAATGAGAAGCTCAAGGACTCACCCGATATGCAGGTGGGCATAGAGCAGACGCTCGCTCTCGAACGTGGCAGCCGTGTTCACGACGATGCGCCGGACGCTGACGAGGGGGCTATTTGGATCCTGCAGCGCAACGCAAGACAGGAAAGTTTTCAACCGGTGTTCGGCAAACGGCCGACCGCCAAAAATTCATGGTAGTATGATAAAACTGATAAAAGACATCTTTTTCGCTTGGAAATACAAGCGTGCAGTCCGCAAGGCGGACAAACTCTCGGCCTTGTTCAAAATGAAGTATTATGTGCTTAATATGGGTGGCAGGCTCAAGGTCGTACCCAAGCAGAATATTCGCCACCTCGTGCGCACCCATCGTTTCCGTAAGGGTGTCAAGGTAGCAGATATTGAAAAGCGGGCATTGTATGTAACCACATAAAAAGGAGGTAACTCATGTTTATTACAGACGAAGACTACAGGGTAGTCATAGGTGAGGCTGCCCTGAAAACGGTATCACAGACCTCTGCCGAAAACCGTGCCAACGCCGAGAGCGAGGCGCAGGAGGAGATTTCAAGCTACCTCCGCCCTGTTTACGACTGCAAGGCGACATTTGCAGCAGAAGAAGGCGAGCGCAACAAACTCATCGTTATGTATATGTGCGACATCGCATTGTACCACATGACGGCATCCTTGCCACAGAAGATGGGCAGTGAAATCCGCAAGGAACGCTACGAGCGTGCCGTGAAATGGCTGGAAGGCGTACAGGCTGGAAAGATTGTGCCGGACATGCCCCTATGCGTGGATGCGACAGGGGAGCCCTCCGGTAGCGGGAGCGTCTTTCACTCACAGAAACCTTTAAGACATAACTGGTAATGGATATAAAAAGATTTTTCAGCTCTCTGACAGGACGCTCCGGAGCGAACGTCCTTCACACGCCCTATGGCAGTTTCAACCTTGCCAAGGAAGATGACCGTAAACGAATGAAACATGTCGTGATGACGCTACAGCAGACTACAGACGCACTTACACGTAAGGACATTGCCGATTGGCGCAGGGCATGGCAGCTCGCCATAAACGTTGATGAACCCAACCGCCAGAGGCTCTACGACATCTATCGCGATACCGAGGTGGATGCACATCTTTCCGGATGCGTCAGGCAGCGGCAGGGCTTTGTCATGGCAAGAACATTCAAGATTATAGACGCCAAAGAAAATGAAAACAAAGAGGCACTGCATTACTTCGACCAGTCGTGGTTCAAGCAGCTCTGTCGTCTCGCGCTTGATTCCGTATACTGGGGACACTCGCTCATTGAGCTGGGAGACATCGTGCAGGACGGCGACGGATGCGCCTGCTATCGTGGCGTTAGGCTCATACCGCGCAAACATGTCATTCCTGAATATGGACGTGTCGTCAAGCAGGTTGGGGATGACTGGAAGACAGGCTTCGACTTCCACCGTCCGCCGTTCTCCGACTGGCTCATAGAGGCAGGACAGCCGGACAATCTCGGCCTCTTCCTAAAGGCTGCGCAGCATACGATTCCTAAGAAGAACATGCTTGCCTTCTGGGACACCTTCGGCGAGATTTTCGGCATGCCCATGCGTATTGCCAAGACTGCCTCGCGCGACAGTAAGGAGATAAACCGCCTTAACCGCATGCTCGTCGAGGCGGGTGCCTCGCAGACCGCCGTCATGCCGCTCGACACCGAACTTGAGTTCATCGAATCCACACGTGGCGATGCCTACAATGTCTACAACCAGCGAGTGGATCGTGCTAACTCAGAACTCTCCAAGCTCATCATCGGGCAGACCATGACCATTGAGGACGGAAGCAGCCTCTCACAGAGCCAGACCCACTTGCAGGTGTTCCAAAACCTTGTGGAAGAGGATGCCGACATGCTCAGGGATGTCATCAACAATCAGCTCTTGCCACGCATGGTGGCGCATGGATTCCCTCTCAAGGGTTGCCGCTTCGACTGGGACTACTCCGTTGATTTCACGCCGGAGCAGCAGGTAGCTTACGAAACGATGGTGGCTGATCGATATGATGTGGATCCGGCTTACTTCGCTGAAAAGTATTCCATGCCCGTGGGAGAGCGTAGGAACAATATGCCTATGATAGAGCCGCAAGAAGACCCTGACGACAAAAAAGGGAAGACCGATGATAAGAAACAACAGCAAAAGAACATACACTCTTTTTTCGTCCAAGCCCCGCAGGACGGGGCTCATTTAGACTGGTAGTCAACGACCTCTACTATGGGCACGAAGAAAAGTGCTGCCTCGCATCGACCGAAAAGGGCTTTGCCATATCCGACGAGGTCATCGAACGTGCTCTTCACAACATCTACAGGCGAAACTTCAATCCTAAAACCGACATCGAGCCGGCATTCTTCCACGCGTTCGTGTCCACACTCAACACCGCTGCCGACAAGGGAATCAGACAGGCTCAAAGGCCAGAAGACCACTTCCTCAACGCTCTACGACACAACACCGCCGTATTCGCAGCGTTCAAGACGCACCGGCTGCAGAACGATGTCGCACGGCAGCTCACCGATTCTAACGGCAATCTAAAGCCGTTTGAACGGTGGAAAAACGATGTGCAGGACATTACCTCACACCAGTGCAAGGCATGGATGAGAACGGAGTACGACACCGCAGTGCTGCGAGCAAGGCAAGCTGCCAACTGGCAGCAGTTCCAGCGAGAGAAAGATGTGCTTCCAAACCTCGAGTGGATGCCGTCCACATCGCCAAACCCGGGAGCTGACCACATGCCTTTCTGGGGAACAATACTGCCCGTTGACCACCCCTTCTGGGGACAGCACAGGCCGGGAGACCGATGGAACTGCAAGTGCGACCTAAGATCTACCGACAAATCTGCTACCAACGTGCCTCAAGACAGTACGGCAGCACACGACCCACAGCCCGGACTCGACAACAACCCGGGGAGTACAGCACAAATCTTCGCCAAATCTCACCCATACATCGCAAACGCATACCCGGGAGCCAGAGAGGCCGTCGAGAAAGCAGTAAGAAAAGAGGAAAGGAAAGAGGAGAAAAAGAAAATCAGAAAAGCTATACAAGGGCAAAAGCTCACAAATCGTGACTTTCCACATAAAGTACTCGTCTCAAGGGCTTCTATCGACGAGTGGCTCAACCAGCCGTTCAAGTACATGGAGGAGAAAGCCAGAATGCTCACCGATATTCAGAATATACTCGAAGAGGCAGAATACCTCGGAACTGCGGAAAAACATAAAAAAATGCAGAAGGTGGCGCAGTCCCACATCTTTAAGACGAAAGTGAAGGATATAGATGCCTATATTATTGTTAGGGAATGGGTCGATGGAACGTTCACCTTGCACAGCATCTCTGATGTACAGGACTTTATAAAGCATGTAAAAAGAAAATAGCGAAAGGAGTGCAGCTTGCCGGAACTCCAAATCCGGGGCATTCTCCTAACGCTATTCTCACCGCAAATATAAGTAATAATTTCAAAACAACAAAATAAAATGAAGAAAATCTTCCGCAAAAGTACCACAAATATATAAGAAATGAGGCAAAACATCACACCACAACAATACATACAGCTCCTACAGCAAGTATGAAAAAAGGCCAGAAAAACTGACCTTAAAAGTGGTGCGCCGCATAAATGCTTAGCCCCTAACCTCTTGCGAAGCTGATGCAAATGTACACATTATTTCTCAAAAGCCAAACAAAATAAGGAAAAACAGCAAATACAAATAAAAAAGCACCAACCATGACACCACAACAGTTCCTACAGTTCCTACAGCAGTATGGCAGCGAGATAGAGCAGGCCAGGCAACGCACACTGCCCATCAAGGTAGGACGCATAGCAAAAGACCACTTTCAGGACAACTTCCGGCGGGGTGGGTTCGTTGACGGGGGCTTGCATCCATGGCAGCGCACACACAGACAGAAGTACGCGCACGGGGCAGGCAAACAGTATAAGCCGCTCATGTCATCACGGCAGAACCTATACGGATCCATAGCCTATGCGCCCACCGACGCAGCCGTAACCATTGGTACATCTGTACCATACGCCAACATTCACAATTCGGGAGGAGACATCGTAGTAACAAAAAGAATGAAACGATTCTTCTGGGCAAAGTTCCGGGAAGAAAACGGAGACTCGTGGGCAAGGAAACACAAGAATTCAGAGGCTGACTTCTGGTACCGTATGGCGCAAAAGCCCGTAGGCTCAACCATACACATACCGCAGCGAAAGTTCATTGGAGAAAGCCGCGAACTGGACGAGAAAATCGAACAGGCCATTGACAAGGAAATCGAAGACATCATAAGCAAATAAAAAAAACTTTACGCCTTACCTATGGCCAGCCCCCGAAGTCGAGGAATAGGTAGTCATTAGCTACGGAATCCTCACTGCAAATATAAACAATAAAAACAAATATAAACGAATAAAGCACCAAAGGCGGCGGTTAGGACTAAAATGCCAGAGTGCCATTCCTTCAGTGCTTTAATGTTGCAAATATAGCGATAAACTTTCAAACAACAAACAATTATGAAGAAAATTATCGAATTTCTCAAAAAATCAAACCATTACAAACACCTTATCGGTGGTTTTATTGTGGGATTGCTCGCCTGCTCGCCAGTAACTGTTTCCACTACCAGCCATAAACAACAAGTCCGCAATCTCAACCGAGACAGCGGACTTGCTTTGTTTATTGTTTTTTCCCCTTCTTATCAATCTTCTTCATTTCTCTGAACTCCGATTTCAAGGCTTTCTTTACCTCTGGTATCTGCCATTCTTGAGGCAGTTGCTCTGGCTTCCTGCCCGTGTTCTTTATGATGATGTCACGAACTTCACGCCCAACCTCAAAATGAGTTCCCTCTAAGGCTTCTTGACCATGGATTGACTGTGATTTTATCCTCTCTTCCGTCTGAGTGATGCGGAAGAGATTAGCTGCCAGTTCTGTTCTGCCCATCGTCTCAAAGAGCTTGTTTTTGTTAACGCCACGTCTGCGCGCAAGGTGCACGTTTAGCATATTATACATACCACGATAACCGGCATTCGTAAACTTCGCGTAGTCTTCCACTCCTGCTTGGTGGGCTGCGGAATTCAAAGACTTGTTACCCTCCTTAATCTCGTCGCGAAATAGAAGACGTTCAACGTCAGAATGCTTTTCTATATAGAGTTCAAACCGGCGCGTCTGAGTGGCAAAATAAGCCTGAACCATGGCTACCTCTGGTTTCTTGGGGTCACCGTTCATCGCTATCAGATAACACGCAAAACGGGTGAGTTTATAGTCTGGAATACACTTTCCATCTATATCACGCTCTACTCGGATGATATTTTCATAGTGGTCAATATTCAAAGAAATGAAAGCCTTTGTCGCACGGTCTATCACTTTCTTGAACGAGCCCATGTCGGCATAGCCAAGCATAAGCATAAATTCTGATGCCCACCAATAGGTAATGCCATTCTGGTTCTTGAAGTCCTCAAACGATAAGTCTGCTATATTGGGTAAATTTTCCATATCTCCACATTTCTTTATAGAACACGCTGCAAATATAACCATTTTCCCCGAATTATTAGGTATTTGCGCACTAAATAATGCAAAAAGCCCCGCTTAACGGAACTTCCATTAAGCGGGCTTCTCTCTACGCTGTCATTCACTTTTTCAAACCTTAGGCTGTAGGCGCACCACCTTGCAAGGCGCATTGCTTTCGCCATAGCCTAAGCGTTCTTCCAGCCACTGGAGGCGAGCCTCTAATCTGCCTATCTTCTCCCACAGCTCTATGTTCTGCTCCATATACTGCATGTTCAGCTTCACCAACTCTTCCATTACCTCATCTCCTTTCCCCAGTGCTTCCTGGCATTTTGGTTACCTGTCTTACCACCTCTCTTTCCGCCAATCTGCACCGTCGGCAGCTGGTTGCCCAGCGGCAAAGCAGCATCACAGCCCAGCAGACGCTCTGCCATCACCTCCGGCTGATAATACAGCAGGTTACGCTCACGGTTCTGACGAGCCTTCTGATATAGTGCCATCAGTATTCGGCTGCTCCTGTTGTAGCCGTTCAGCGTCCTGTTCACAGCCGTACGGCTCACGCCAAGCTCCAAAGCCACTGCCGCCTGGTCGCCCTGCTCAAGGCTCTCGCCAATCAGCCACAGCAAGTTCGTCAGCTCCACGTTCACACCATCGCCGCGAGTCTTCCTCACCACGCCGCGCTTCTGGGGCTTCAACTCATACCTGCCAGTCTTGCGCAAACTTGGCAATACCTCGCTCGTTACCCACTTCCTGAATGCCTTAGCCTCCGCCTTGCGGCTCTGGAATATCAAATTGTACAAACCACTCTCACTGACAAGGTTCATTTCTTTGTCACCAAACTGTGTCGGTAGTACCGACATAGCTTTTTCATCATCATCCAAACGGTTCACGGCATCACGGCTGTTGCCGATGGTTAGTGCATCGCACACATCCTTGGCAACGAACCAAGGTTCGCCATCTTTCATCTGCACTCTAATGTTCTGGTTGCTTGCATTGAAGGTAAACACCTTCGCTTGCCCATTCGAAGCCTGGGCACGGCTCTCAATGTGGCTCAGTAGAAATTTAGTGGGGATACGCATAAATCTTTGCAAGTCTATACAGAAAGAATTTTTCAT